AACTTAATGAAACAAGCCAAAGAAAGAATTGGCAAAAAATTAAAACAGGCTGATGTAATCAACATTGATAAAAAAGCGGCAACAGATGAGTAATGTCAAATATATCATTCAGAGAATTTGTAGATGTCCAAAACATAATTGATGGTAGAGAAACACCAGAACTACACATCAAGATTGCTGATTGGCTACAAAACACACAAGAAGAACCAAGACGAATTTTACAAGTTTTTAGACACGCAGGCAAATCACACCTAACCTGTCTATACATTGTGTGGAGATTGTTGGTTGATCCAAACTTTCAGGTTATTTTGATTTCTGCAAAAAGAAACATAGCACTCAGAAACAGTTTGATGATCAGATCAATCATTGAAACTAATCCACTGACAAAACATTTGAAGAATGAATTGTATCAATGGCAAGCACAGAATTTCACAGTAGATAGAGAAGTTGTTTCACTGAACCCATCAGTCGCAATTTCATCATTGGGATCACAGTTATCTGGACTACACGCAGACTTGATTATTGGTGATGACTTGGAAACATCTGACAACAGTTTGACACAAGATTCAAGAGATAGGATCAAAGAGCGAGTGCAAGAGTTTGGTAAGATTGCAAAAAAGATCTTATTGTTAGGCACACCACACTCAAATGACACACTATACGACCACCTTGTAAATGTTGGATATCAAATGGAAAAGATTCCTGTGTATGATCCTGACACACAAGAACTTGCTTGGCCAGATCATCCAGACGGTGATTTCAATTGGGAATGGTTAGAAAGATCTAGGCAAGAATCAACAGAGGGTGATTTCAAATCACAATATCTGCTTGTTCCTAGTAAAACATATGAGCCATTGATGGCATTGGATCAGATCACAGAATATGATGATGACATAACTGTCCATCATTTGCCACAACCATTTGGTGGATATCTACCTATAGTAAAATTGGGCAAGAAAGATGGTGCACCTAACATAAGAAGAATGTGTGGTGCTTGGGATCCAGCCTCAGGTATGTATGCACGAGATAGATCTGTGTTTGCTGTAACAATGCGTGATGACAAAGGCAATGTGTATGTTCACGATTGTATTGTGTTGGCGGCAGTGGACAAAGAAACAAAAGATTTTACACATCAAATACAGACCATTGTGAATGCCTGTGTGAAATATGGCATAGCAACTGTGTTTATAGAAGAAAACTTTTCTGCAAGTTTGATCAACGAAGCAAGAAGGATCTGCAAAGAAATGAAAAAGAAAATAAACTTTGTAAACAAATTTAGAAACAAAAACAAACAGGTGTTTATTGCACAAACACTTGAACCAATAATAAAAATAAACAGGTTGTATGTTCACAAAAGGGTGGCTGACCATTCATATTTTATGAGTGAGTTGGAAGAATTTCCTAACAACAAACACGATGACTGCATTGATGCTGTTAGTGAATCAATATCACACTTGCCAGAACCAATGGTAGACATCAGTAGGATACCTGCTGTTCAAAGTGTTGTCAGCAATACTGCTCAGACTCACAAGATCAGTGGTCCAAGATTATAAATAACAATGTGTAAGATTAAGCACATCAACTGCTTCGTCTTATATTATATATATATAGTAACGCACACGCATAAAGAGGATATAAAATGAAAATTTACAATAAAATTGTGTGGGATAAAGACGGTAATGTAATTGAAGAAGATTCTTACGATTACGAAGGACCCATTGTAGAATTAAAAGGTTCACCACCATCTCCACCCCCACCACCACCTCCACCACCCGCTCCACCACCAACGATACAGAGAGAGCAAAGTCCAACAAGGACTAGAGCACTTGGTTCTATGGCTGGTAGAAAAAGAGCAAGAGGTAGAGGAGCACTTGTTGCCAAAAGAGGAACACCATTAGGTGTTGAAGGTCAAGCAAGTGGTGAAGCAAGATCATTAATTGGTGTAATCAAATTGATCGGCGACAAACTAGGAGTTCAGTAATATGGGATTTATGAAACCAAAAATTCCACCTGCACCTAGTCCTGAAGAGATCGCTAGAATGCAAGACAAGATTGCACAGGAGAGAGAAGCAAGACAGATAAAAATTGATTCTGAAATAAGAAGAGCAGAAGCGGCAAACAATTTAAGATCTGGAATGAGAAAAAGAAAAGGTCGTGGAACTCTCGTAACTAAAAAAGGTGGTTCAACATATATTGGACTAACTGATGATCCGTTAGCACCACAAGAAGCAAGATCCCTACTTGGGGTAATAGGTGGATAGTAAATTATGGAAAAAAATCTAATCAAGAAAATATTTCAACAAGCCAAAGCGGCAAGAGAAATACACGAACCTGAAATATCAGAAGCATACAAATTTACATTTCCAAACAGAGACATTTGGAGAGTGCAAGAAGGTGAAACTGATAGAACAAAATTGTTTGATGCGACAGCGGCAGACGGTGTTCAAAATTTAGTTTCTACAATCTTAACATTGTTGATACCACAAAACCAACAGTGGGCATATGTAGATGTAAGAGATGAGATCAAACCTAAAGTTGCACCTGACATTAGAAGAATGTTGGATATGGCAAACAAGACTGTTTTCAAAACTATTCGTGATTCAAACTTTTATGTTGCGGCATCAGAAGCACTGACTGACTGTGTAATATCAGGCACAGGTGCAATATCAATGATTGAAAGTGATACAGGAATTGACTTCCTTGCAATACCAACACATCAATTATATTTCTTAGAAAATCACAAAGGTGAAGTAGACACAGTTTTCAGACAACATCATTTGACAGCACAATACCTTATTGAAAAATATGGTGAAGACAAAGTTGGCAGAGAAGTTGTTACACTAGCACAATCTAATCCACACGGCAAAGTGAAGATACTTGAGTCTTGTATGAAAGGACCACAAGATGAAGCAATGATGTATCGTGTGTATTTGGAAGACAAGATGATCTTGCTAGAAGAAAAAGTTTCTCCTGCACAAATGTTTATTGTGTTTAGATTTGGCAAAACATTAGGAAGCATATGGGGAGAATCACCTGTAAGACAGGCCGCACCACATATCAGAGTAGCCAACCAAGCGACACAATTGATAATGACACAGAGTGCGTGGGCAGGTCTTGGTGCTTGGCAGACTGATGGATCTGAAAGCACAGTTAATTTTGCTAATATGAAAATTGAACCAGGTGATGTAATCACAGTTGATTCTGAATTGAGACCAATTCCATTTCCAGGCAACTTCAGTATAACTTTTCAAACTGTAGAAGATCAAAGACAAAAAGTAAGAACAATGTTGTTCAATGATGCAATCATTCCACCACAGGAATCACAGCAGATGACAGCATTTGAAGTCCAAGTAAGACAAGCGGAGTTCTTTAGAAGAATAGGTCCATATGGATTAAGATTAGAAATTGAATTCCTAAGACCAATAATTAAAAATTTAATAACAAGATTACAGTTGAGAGGTGAACTACCAGAATTTATCAATGACAATCAAACTTATGAGATAGTAGTAAACTCTGCTGTCAAAAAAGGTATTGGTATGTCTGAGATACAAAGAGACATACAATTATTACAAATTGTATCACAACTAGGACCAGAAGCAGTAGCACAAGTTGACATACAATCACTCGCAAGAAAAATATTGCGTGATGGTGATATGTCGCCTGAAGTATTGCTTGATCCAGATGTTGTAAATGAAAGACTACAAGCGGCACAACAACAACAAATGTTGGCACAAGCGGCTGAACAATTACAATCGCAAGATCCAAGAGCAAGTATACAACCGCAGTCGCCACAACCAAACTTAGAATAGAAACAAAATGAAAATGAAAGTGAACAATTATGCGTATAACAAATGGGAGCGATTACCAAACTCCTGAACAAAGACAACTGCTAAAGACAATGGCAGAAAGATGGGTTAACCATCAAAAACATATCCAAAACGGCAAGACTTTTTCAGAAAGATATTTGGATTATCTCATTAACCTTGAACAGAACAGACCAGGTTTTGGTTATGCTGAAGGTATAGAAGATGATTCAGGTTATCTGCATTGTGTCCTACTTGCAGAGATAACTGAAAATATGTGGGTCAATGAAGCAGATGCAAACATCATTGCAATACTGTCCAACCAAAAATCAGAACAGAAATATCTAAAAATATTATTGCAAAGATTTTTTGACTGGGCAGACAGAAGGAACTGCACTGAAATATATTGTTTCAGTTGGTCATTGAGACCTGCATACAATCGCATATTCAAACAACTGGGTTTTGAACCTGCAGGATACACATTCAAAAGGAAAAAGAAATGAAAGATGTAAGTGAAATCAAACAAGCATATCTGTCCGTCTTTGGCTCTGCCAGAGGACAGTTAGTAATAAAAGATTTGGAGCGTGTGATTAACAGCACAAGAGTAACTGCTGATGCACCCAATCCATATAGTGCCATATTCAAAGTGGCACAGCAACAGTTGATCCAACGGATCAATAATATGATGGAGAAAGAAACTCCAAAAACTAAACTAGGAGGAAAATAAAATGGAAGAGAACCAAACTCAACAAGTAGAACAAGCAATACCTGATAATGAAGAAAACAACAGAACAGTATCAACTGATGATGCTAACACAGGTTTGCTAAAAACAACTGACAGTGAAGCACCCAAAGACACGGGTGATAGACCTGCTTGGTTACCAGAAAAATTTAAGACTGGTGAAGACCTTGCAAAATCATACAGTGAACTGGAAAGAAAGTTTGCTGACCAACCAAAAGCACCTGACAATTACAGTTGGGACTTTGTGGACAAGATGGACTTGCAAATAAACAATGATGATGCAACTGTGAAAGAAGCAGAACAAATGTTTAACAAGTTAGGAATGACACAACAACAGGTTGAAGGTGTCATATCTTTATACAAAGATCAATTGGATGTGATTGACACACAAAGACCTGCAGGCATTGATCTAGAACAACAAAATGCACTATTGAAAAAAGAATGGGGCACGGAATATGATTCTAAATTAGCGGCAGTCAAGAAGTTTGCAAGTAAGTTTGCACCACAAACATTGACACAACCTTTGGCTTCAACAGCAGAAGGATTGCAAATGATGTATGATCTTATGAACTCAGGCAGAGCACCAAATCCAATAAACTCAACTGGCAGAACTGAAGTGGATGCAATTGGCATAAGAGAAAGAATCTCAGAGATGAGAGCAGATGCTAAAATGAATTTACCACAAGGAGATCCAGTTGGAGATAACTTTAGGAATGAATTGTATTCACTCTATGAAAAGTTATCAAGAGCAGGACAATAATAAATACTAGTGATATACGATAGTAACTTGCTGTAATGCTATTATATGTCTCCTTTCTTATGTTTGAATAACGCATATTTGAATATGAGTATATTGTTAATGCAGGGTGTGTTTCGCGATGCACCCTGTTTTTTTGTGAGCAAAACAGATGGCAAAAGTCAAAGAACAAACAACACACGAACCAGTATTCCACAAGACAAGCATTGGTAGAAAACCAAGCACTTGCAAAATGAACAAGTCAAAGAGAAGAAGTTTCAAAAAATACAGGGGGCAGGGCAGATGACAAGGAAAACAAATACTGCATTGATCGCCTTGTTGGGAACCATATTGATGGGATTGAGCACTTGGGCATTGATAACGATCATAGAACTGCAAACAATGGTGGCAATGATGC